CGTAAGGGCTGAATTTATATAGCGTCCTCTCGCTTTCTGTTTTAATTGTATACAAATACTGGAGCTCCATTGAAATAAGCAAGGGTAAAATCCTCGCCAGTTGCAATATCATGGCTACAAAAAGTATCTGCAGGGATGATAGTAGAAATAGGTACAACAACTTGTAAGTTGCGTGACCAGCTGCTATCGACATTAGTATCACTAACATCAAATGGATCATCCGAAAATGATAATCCAAACAAATTGTTGGTATACATAGGTGTTTCAAACTCTATTCCTCCATTGGTATGTGGTACAAAATCCACAGTACCAGGATAGTCAGAAGTTGCCACAGTATTAATTGCAGATGTTGAAAATATATTCAAATCTGCTAATTCGCCTGTTCTCAAATGAACTTTGGCCCTATGTAATCGTCCCGATTCAACCGAACCGACTAAGCTCCAACGATGCCTAGTCCCTCCTCTAATAAGAAGGAAAGCATATCTAAGATGTGCTATAAGACTCCTTCTAGACGCAGCTGACAAACCGTCATATGCTGGATAAGGGGGGGGATAAATGGGTGAAAGATAATTAACTAAGGGGTCCAAATTGGATCCCACGTTCGCAGTTAAGATCTCTCCTTGACCTATAAACCGTTTAAGTTCTGAACGAAAACTTAAAGGTAGTTCGCCAAAATGACTTTCAGCTATATGTGCCATAGATGCAGTTGATGGATTAAGTGACAAGTTTATACTCTTCTCCTCTCCTTCAGTTGCTGGACGTTGTGTTGGTAAATTCACATACGTTAACCTATTAAAACACATATTATCGGACTTAACCCAGACATTAATTGAAATATCTGATCCGTCAGGTGACTGTAACGCCGTAAAAGGTACAATAGAAATGTATCCATTTACATAATCCCACAAGTCATTGCCAAGGAAACCTACAGTTCCTAAATCGCCTAGTTCAGCGATAGGCATAACTCGTGCCCAAGCTTTTGGAAAAGCCCATTCAACAGTAAAAGTAACATCTTGAGTTTCTTGTATATCAATCACTCGAATGAATTGTTTATTCAAATCAAGAGCTGAGTCAATCACTACATTCTGAGCTATATTTGGCTCATAATACACAGCAAATTTTCCTCTATGATATTGCGAACAATTAACTTTCAAGGTAAAAGTTACATCTCCTCTCCAATATTCATGGAATTGAGATACCATCATCATCGGAGTGGGTGCTACCAAATAGTCAATAGGAATACCACCTAAAGATTGTCTCTTAGCTAGGATTGGCGATACGGGTGCCATCCACAAAGAACTAGCCATAGCGGCATCAAGTTCAGACCAATTGAAAGTATCAATATAGGTGTCAACAGAGCACAAGTACGAAAAACTCAGCTCATCAGCAGTGATTCCTGCGATACTTGGATCGACAGTTAGCTCCTGTTTAGGATCTAATACAATTCGTTTCCCAGTATCATACCCTATCATGTTAGCTCCATTATAAAATGGATCATTCTTAACACGGATAGGTTCAGTATTCATAGTTGGTACCGAGAACCCAAACAATGCTGAAAGTGATGACATCCCTTTAAAGACTATTTCACTAGCTTTAGCGAACGGAGCAATCTCTGGAATATACGATAAGTAGTTAGAAACAGTAGCTAATCTGGTAGCTACTTTCTCTACAGGTCCTACCTCTCTCTCATCTCCCTCAGTCGTAATATCCTGCACAGTGCCTGTAGGGGCACCTAATTGAACGTTAGTCATCCAAGCATAAATATTAATCGAAACATTTGTAGGCAAAGCCGATGCAGCTCCAAGATTATTAATGCTAGCTAAATATAGAGTTCCCATACCCACAGCATCATTATAGCTTTGAGCAGCTGTTTGAATCAACGGGGAATTATTAAACAACCGTATCATAGGTTGTTGATTAATAAGTGGAATTTCTAAATCTACAGGACAATTATCAGAAACTCTAATCGTCCCACTAATAGGGGATTGAGATAAATATGATAACGCTTGTATTCTAGCAGCTCCTGCTAATTGTCCATCAAGATACTTCATAGTCTCATTAAAATCTGCTTTTGCTTGATACGAGTATAGCAATTGAGAAAAATGGAATGGAGTACCTGATACAGTTATCCTAACATTCATATCTCCAGACAAGTAAGCATAATTGCGTAACTTAGACCTTATCGAAGGCTCCAAAGTAAACGCATCCCACAAGTCGACTGAGTAAGTCAAAGAATTACCTGGTATCATAACTAAAGTTGCTAACTCAATAGGCCGTGCTAAGAAATCAGTTATATTTAAAAGATTTTCTTGACCAGTTGCAAGTTGTTTACTATCCAGTTCCTTTTCCTCATCAACAGATCCGCCTGCTACATCTAACATGTTCTCATATACATGAACATCTCCCTCAGTTGTAACATAGGATGAATGAAATTTGTTCTTTGCTGCTTGTCGCCGCAAGTACTTAATAGTACGAACTCTGGCCTCTTCGTTAGCTTCCGCTATCTTTATCTTTTCTGAAACTCTAAAAAGAGGATTAGTTTTACTCAGAAAACGATTTAGATCTCTTCTATTAAGAGTACTAAAAGGGTCAGAACTCATATCTGGTGATTCTTTATTTTCTTCCAATTCCTGAATAAGGGAATTTATAAATGTGTTATTAGCAATCCATTTGTTCTGCAAAGAATGCCGGATTAAACATTCTCTGGAAATATTTTCATTATTTACAAAGTCGCAAAAATGCTGGCAAAAGCGACTTGGATTAACATCCGCTTGTCTTCCGACCGTCACAAGATTATTTACGGTCCATACTTCATGACACAAACCCTCTGTCTTCGCTTCAAAGAAAGTCGAATCTTTCGCGACGACTTGTTCTGTTTCAGCAAAGTCAGCTATTAGAGAGTTCCAGGTAATCAAATCATCATCTTCTATACGTTCAGTATCAGTACTGAAAACGTAAAGAATCTTATTCCGAAATGATTCAAAGAAGTCTTTATTTCCATATAGGAAGACCTCTCTTAAAACGCTCTGATAAGTCTGTATCAACTGCTCTTCAAGAGTAACATTAGCGGACGGTGAAATCCACTCTACAGTCTTCCTCAAAGAACTGAGATCTAAACAAGCAGTATACTTGTCAAGAAATTCATTGAAAATGAAACTTCGCTTCAGGAAAGCAGTATCTTTTATATTAACAAAAGACTCACTTATATCTCCTTTAGCAGCCGTTGTAAAAGTCATCCCGTAAACATCCTCACAAAAATTTGCGTATGTTATTGAATTATAGTCTCGACTAACAACTTCTTTAACAGCGGTGAGATTATCATCTCCATATACTAAGGGTTTAACAAACTCAAAGAAATCTCCATATTTTATATCTAAGCCTTTAGCAAACCAGAAATAAATGTGCAGTATGAGATTTCTCAATGAATTATCCTCAGCGGTTCCAAATTTACCTGAAATTTGAAGACCAAAACACTCTAATATATCTCCTAGAAAATCCAAAGTTATATCAACTCCATCACTCAAAATTCCGTCAAGGATTTTTAAATCTTTCTTCGAGTAACCAAAGTGTTCAAGTATCTTATAAACTACAGAACTAGAAACCATTCCAATACCAGGAGGCATAGAAGTGTCATATCCAGAATAATCTCCTTCTATGATAAGCTCTGAGAATGTTTTCATTTCGTGGAAAATATCATTTCCTGCTCTATGCATATCTGCTCCAATAGCGCAGTAAAATGAATCATGGTGTTGAACCATTTTAGTATAAACTGGTCCAAGATATTGTTTCTGTACGACAAGCATACCTAAACTACCTCCATAGAATACTCTCGACTTTCCAGCCATAGCTTTTTCAATAGGTCTCATCTCATCTTTGAGACAAGCTACACTAATCGTTCCCGATCCCTCTCCATTCTCATACTGATTCATGATATAATCAATCTCTTCTGAGAGTTGAGCATTCGGTACTTGGATAGTACGAGTTCCTACAGTCTCTTCAGTGAAATAGGCTTTCTTCTTACCTGGAAATCCATGTCCACCTGCTTTAGAAAGATCTATAGCGCGTACAAAGGGATTGTCTGGGTCACCATTAATTGCGACTTCGCGGGAGAAAGGTTGCATTTTTGTTATTCCTATATCCTCTAGGTTGCTAATAAGTTTTCCAGAAAGATAATCAGTAACTCTGTCTAATAAAACAGGGTCTAATGATTTCTTTTCCCGAGTAATTTTATTAAGACCAATATTCCACACACCTACATATTCTCCATTATTTTTGAAGGCTTGTAGTTTAGCAGGACGAAAATCTTGAAGAATTTTGCCAGGAAAGTGATCAGTAATAAGATCATCTACTTCACCATACAATTTACTCTTCTTATAATTAGACTTCTGTCTTGCCATAATACCGTGTAATTGTCCATAATATACTACATTATTATGACCCTCATACAATATGGGGGATTTGTGATGTGGAGGGGACAATGACATATCACGAACATGATTGTCATTCATAGGTCGCAGAGAAACCAAATCATTTAGAGATGATATCCCCACTTCTAGCTGATCTTTAAACATAGGATAAGCATAAGCGTCTCCACATCCTTGAACTCCAGCACTATGTACTCCTAAGATAAGGCAACCTCCATTGAGTTCACCTATAAGAGGGAGTCCACAAAGTCCAGCTTTATGTCCTTCCCATGAATAGGAATAGAATTCTCTAAAACACATCTCCTCATTTGTACTGCCATTTCTGATTTTCACTTGATTGTCATTGACAAACTTTGAGCGTATATCATCAAATCCAATACGAGATCTTCCTCTAAAAGTAAAATCTTTGGAATTTGGGATATGTTTCAAGCAATTTTTAAAATTGATACTATTTAAACGCACCATCCATAAATCCTGACCATATTGGTAGGATTTAGACTTAGCTATAGTACAATTTACAACAGAATCAGTATCAGAACCAAATCCATTATTGCATACACTCAACTCAATCACATCTCCATGATCAAATGAATTGTGACCGTGAATCAGAGCGACATTACTCTTAAGGCCAAATAGATAAGCTGTTATTTCCTTATTAAGTCCTGTTCTAAAACTAAATTTTCTACAGTTCCTATTAGCAAAGTAACCAGCTTCCATAATACTACCTTTAAAATCTGGAGCGGGTCGACTATTAGTAACCCAGATTTTCTTCTTAGGATCAGTTTTCGATGGTAAACTGTATCCTCCAGCAATATCTTCCTCCTCCTCAATAATCTTAACATCATCATTACCTTCAGATAAGATACTTGTTTTCGATATTGTCTTCAAATAGATTAAAGAAAGAGTGATAGCTGCACACAATGCAGCTGTCTCTGGAGATGGATAATAAAATCTTCCCTTTTCAGCAATGCCAGTCAAATTATCAAAATATTGACGAGCAACACTTCGATTACTCTCAATTTTCCGATCAAGAATAGTCGTAGTAAATTTATCAGGTACTGAAAATTTCAAGGTTTGATACGCTATATGTACCACACAAAGAGGTAAACACAATAACGTACTCCTAAGGAAAATAACATTAAAAAGAAATATGAACAAATTAACATAGAAGCCATGAGGGACAACTGCGTCACAATTCTTCATAGTTCTCCAAAATAGAGAATTAAAAGCAAAGAAGATACCAAATAAAATGGATAATCCATAATTAGTAATTAACCATAAGAAAACTCCACGAGTCATCTTATTAGTCGATGTATACTTATCTATACAACCTTCTGTATCAGGACAATCCTGATCGTCTTTAATATCAAATTCGGAATTAAAATCATCCAACCTAAGGTCGCATTCATTTTCTGAATTAATAATCTCAGGTTGATACGCTCCAAAGTCATCGTCATCTTCATCATCTGATTCACTATCACTAGCGACTAGAGAGAAAGCTTGAGATTCGCAATCTGATGATTCATAAGAGGTATGTCTATACTCGTTAAGTAGCCCCGTTCTAAGTAAATCAGAAGGATCTAATCGAGAAAGCAAAAAACCTCCATCATCACCAGTAGCATTCCAGGGATTAAAC